ATTCTTCCGAGAGGGGACATAAATATCTTACCAAGTGTGCTAAGAAGTCCGCCTCCCTCATCTTTGTTTAGTGTTGGTGCTCCTGCTAGAGGTTTGGTGGGTAAAGGTCTTCCTTTATCTCTTTTGTCTTCAACAGCCAATCTCATACGTTTAACATCTCTTGCTTCCCCACGCCTGAGATAATCCATTTTCTTGTCTTCAATAGCAAGAAGAGAGGTCATTTGTTCAGATTCAGTTACTACTGGATCACCTTCGTGATCTGTAAGAATCACCGGCTGAACAACATCACTCCCATTTACACCATTTGTATCCGGAGCAGATTCGATTCCTATATTTTCTCCTTCAACTGTTGGAGGAGTAGATGTTACCGCAACTCCATCTTTTGTGAGTGTTTCTAGGAAAGGTGGAGAATGTGTTCCTAATCCGTGAACAATTTCATCAGTTTGTTCTTCTATTGCAGATACTACATCTCCACTACCAACTCCAATACCTGGAGTACCAGCACCACCTATATTTTCAGCTCCAATTGTTGGAGATTCTCCGCTTTCTGTTTCTGTTCCTTGTCCTGTTCCTTGTCCTGTTCCTTGTCCTGTTCCTGCTGTTTCTACTTCATCTCTCTTAATACCTAATAACTCTTCTTCTGCTCTTGCAATTTCTTCCTGTCTATTAAGTGCTTCAGTATGGGCTTCACTCTTTTGGATTGCTTTGATGATATCCTTGTCCAGCATATTCTTGAATTTACCAGAATAATTCTCATCATTCTTGAGGTTTGCGACCAGCTTTGCTAATCTTACATTCGATCCCTTTAAGTATTTTTCCTGAATGCCGGCAATCTCATCGTCCCTTTCATTTGCTTTCTCCTGAAGTTCTATCTTTTTGATCGTAGCGGCAATATCTTTCTTATCCATACCTTCAAAAGCTCCGAGCTTATCATACCCGGCAGCCAATTCCGCTATTCTTAGCTCATCCCTTTTCAGATCACTCTTTTCCTTTTTCTTTAAGTCTTTTTCTGCTTGTCTAGCCGCTTTAGTGTCCAGATTAAATTGGTGCTGATCTATCCATTCTGATTCTTTTAATCCACCCATTTTGGATGCTTGTTCTCTCCAGAAGAGCTTTTTTTGAACTTGGCTTTGTTTTACATTTTGAATTCTTAATTCTTCTGCTAACTCCCTTTCTTCTTGGGTCATTTGTTCGTAGCCAGTTCCTCTATCTTTCATTGCTTGAATAAGACTACCTTTTTCACGTAACCAATTAGCGTGGACATCCTTTTCTTCAGCAATCATCAATGCTGTGTGTTCTTTTAGTTCTGCCCTCTGCCTCTTTTGCTGATTCTTGAGCATCTTGGCTTCACCGGTGATAATCTTCCGAAGATTATCTATACCTCCAGTAGCCATAGATGTTACTCCTGCTACTTTCGCAAAGGTTTCCATTGTACTAGCCATATTTTAATCCCTATCGTCTAGTGTTTCTAAGGTTATCGTGTCTTTCTTTCTCTTCTGCAAGCCAATCCGCTAAAAGCCTAACGTAAATGTCTCTTTCATACGGCATCATATGCTCCAAATCATATAAACTATAGTTGTGGTGTTGCATAAGCTGGAAGTTGGTCTTGTAATGATTGACCAACGTATCGTAACTTATGCAAAGCCGAAAAAATCTTCCAGCCCCTCCAATGTGACTGGCTCTTTGTGACCGCATTTTGTACACCTATAGTCAACTTTGTGTCTTAATGTCGGCAAATTTCCAAAAAATTCTTTAATTTCATCAAAGGTAGCTTCACTCAAACTCTCTACAAATTTAACCAGCTCAGGTTTTGCTGTCTCTTTCCCTTTATAAACATTCTCAGCATCAAATACGTAGTCTATTGAATCAACAATAATTTTAAACATCTTTTCAATAGGATCCTCTTCTCCATCGTGAACTTTCACCTCTTCAGTAGACAAATATTTTAATTGAATTCCAATGTCATCCTTTATCATTATCTTTGAATAATCTTTATCAGGAAAATCAATTTTGATTTCATCAATTCTGATTGGATATTTATCTATGTTTCCACAAAGATTTCCGTCTTTTCCTTCTTGATTACAAGTAAAAGATGGTTCAATCTGTTCTCCTCTGCTCTTTGCTCTAATATTTAAAAAGAGATAATCAACATCAAACGCTGGTAATTTATTTCCGTCTATCTTTCCATCAGTACAATTTGAGATGATATTTAAAATAGTATCTCTTACTACTCTCTGAAACTCTTCTCCCTTTAAATCTTTTGCTCCTTCCATTGCTGTTAAAAGAATCTTTTCTTCTTTCACCAGAAATGGTCTATATGTCACAGTCTGTTTATCGTCCGATGGTAGTTTGCAACTATACATCGGTGTATCAATTTTTGGCAATGCCATAATATTATCTCCTATTAACAATTATGTTATCAATTAATTAGGCTGAGAGGTTGATCAACTCATATTCTGAATATCGGCGGACATCCCACCTCCCTCATTGAAATCCGTATTCATTGCTAAATCGAATTTATCACCTGTTGTTTTCTTATCAGGATCAGCCCACCATCCAGTACCAGGATCAATATGATTCCAATCTCTAAATGTCCAAGTTACAGTAAATTGTGCTATTTCTCCTTCAGAACCCCAAGAATATTCTATTGGTCCAACATTTGATGGATATGCTTCTATTAAAACAATATTTGCAATTGCTCCACCTTGTCTATCAAGCGGAATGATATTAACTTGTCCAATATAATCCTCATAATAACTTAAGGTATATACTTGTCTGTGTTTTAGAGGAGATTTATCTGAATGTCCTGTACCGTGTTTAACTTGTCCTATAACAGCAGACATCCAACCATCAAAAAATCTATGTTCTGCATAATCCTCTCCACACATAAAAATCATAGTCGTTGTGTCTACAATTAGGTCGTTTGCAACTTTAAAGACAGGACCAAATCTCTTAGCATCCATTGTACCTAGACTTTTACCAGGTAATGATACTTGTTTTGCTTTATACGAAAGAAATTTAGAGCCACCTTTTTCCAAATCTGCACCAGTATAAAATTCTCCCAAATATCCTTTACCATCAGGACCACCCATTCCTTTGTGTCCTCTAGGCATATAGATTTCGATAGAATACATATTAGTTCTAGCAAAATCTTCTTTTCCTATTACTTGATTTAATTCTGATATATTCATTACTTACTCCAAACAGATTTGTGACTAGCACCGACAAATTTCTGATATGGTAGAAATATAACATTCTCCCATTCATTTGGTGGTGCTTCTAGTAGACTTGTTCTTACGTGCCCATATAGGTATTTATGTATCATTTTGTCGGCGTGTCTCACGTTTTTAACGGCATCCCAAGAGACATTGAATTTTGCTGAGGATGTCATACTTTCGACTTCACCTTTCTGATTAGCGAATTTCATTAATTTTTTGAAAAATACCATTCTATCCATAGGAGATACATAATGAAAATTGAGTCCTAAAAAGCCATCCTTATACGCATCAAGCACAACAATAAGGGGAAATTTATCCCAGTAGGGAAGGATTGCTTTATATTTGGCGTCATAGCCAAACGTAAATATCTTTCCGGGTTCTAGTTTCGCTTTCTTTTTGAATCCTTTTGCTGATTCACCTACTTTTCTCTTGAACCACGCTACAGATTTCTTTTGCTGTTTAGCTTTGGAAACTTTTTTAGAAGACATTACTGAGGCAGTCAATTCTGCTTGAATTGCTCTCCGGCCCATTAAGTCGACCTTATTATTTCTAGTTACTCTACCCCATTGACTTCCTATCCAACGATACTTACGTCCATCAGAAGCGGTTCTCTCAGTTCCCTTTGCTATACTTACTAATTTCTTTGCGACTTTTGCGGCCATAGCGTTACTTTACCAAATGATCCTCTGTTAGTATTTTAAATTGCCATTTTCGATCATCACAGAATTCCCTAGCCATATTGAACTTTGCTTCATTCACCTTCCAAGTCTTCATCGCTTTTGCGTAACGAAATTTCGACTTAGCGGTCTTTCCCATCTTTGGTGGTCCGACTTGTGTCTTTGGCTTGACTTCTATTATCATATGGTTAATCTTTCCTCTTTCGTCTTTTATTTCAATCCAGAAATCAGGAAAG